TCTTCTTCTTCTAATATGTTAATAAAATAATCTAATAGTTTCTTCATAGATGCATTTGCTTGATTGTTAATTCTTAATAAATCAATTCTTTTTTCTAATGGTATTGGAGCATCACTTTCTATAATACCATTTCTTTTTTCTGATAAAGAAACATACTCTTTTAATTGTTCTACTATTTTTATAACTTCTGATGTTGTTAAACTCATTCTACTTCTCCCATGCTAAAATTATACTCATACCATAACTCTTGCCAATCTTGTTCTATAATATCTATGGCATGACTTTTATCTATATCGTATTTAAGATTAAGAGCATTAAAGACAAAAGTTTTAACTTCATCTATATGCTCAGATGATTTAATAGTTTCTATATATTGTGGAATGGAATGAACCTTCTCCTCCCAATCCATTATAAGTGATTTATACTTAGACATATTTGACTCCTTTTTTTAAAATTATAAGACACTTTAACAAAATGTTAAAGCAATTATTAACAATAATATTATATAAAACATTAAGCAACTTTATCTCCTTTCGCACTTTTTCTAGCATTGCTAAAAGCAAGTTCATCTAAAAATTGTATTGCTTTATTACTTTTGCTAAATGCACTAAATATTGCTCTAGGATTATCTTTTATCGCTTTTTTCCAACCATTAAGATATTTAGCATGGTCAGGTCTAGGCTTGTTAGTTATTCCTAGCATTACACACAACATAGCAGAACCAGTTTCTGCAACTAATTCCTCGAAGGCATAGTCACTTCCTTTAGTAAAACTAAACTTTCTATTGCATCTATCTTTATGCCCTGTCCAATGGACAAGTTCATGTAATAAGGTGCTATAATAATTTTGACCAGCATTAGAACCATCTATATCATTAAAGGATTCTTTACTAGGCATTTGAATATAATCTAGAATTGGTGAATAACAAGCAACACCTCCTCCAAATCTAATATCTGGTTTGCAGTTTTTAACATAATTTTCTGCATACTCAAAGTCATCAATTTTAAATTTTGCCTCTGGTTTTTCTGGCTCCTCATATTCAATGCCTTCTACTTGGTATATGTTAAAAACATTCCATACTTTTAAAAACCATCTAGATTTAATTTCTGGGTCTCCATTCTTATCAATGTTTTCTTTATCTTCATATTTTTTTAACTCCCAGTAAAATACTCTAGTAGATTTTTCTTTGGCTTTTACATTGTATTTGGAAGGCTTAGTAATTTTCCATTTACCATCTACTTTTTCTTTTTGGCCTCCTCCTAATTGAAACCATTGGTCATAAGTTGCCCACCTATTCGTAGCAAAGCCTTTCTTATTGCAAGCTAAACTTAACCAGAATATGTTAAAACCATTATATGGTTTCTCTGTAACATGATTAATTGGAAAGGACTTTGCCATAGTTTCTGTCCATGGTTTTGTCCAATCTGTTCCATACTCATCCATCATATCTAAAATATCTTTCTGAGTTTCTTCTAATATTTTTTTTAAGTACATAGTGACTCCTTTTTTAATTGTTAATACAAACCAAGTGTTTTAGCACTTGTCGTTGCTCTAAAATAAGAGCAACAATAAATGCTAATATTCTCCACCACCCCATAACTTAGATTGCTCATTAAGTAATCTAGATTGGATAGTTTCTTGCCTCTCTCTTTTAGAACAATCTTCGCATAGATTTGTCCCAGAAGGCAAAGTGGTACCACAAGGATAATAAATATCTTTTTGATAATATTCTGACCAAGTAGTTAACATTCCATTATTTTTACAAGTCATCGTTACCCTCCTTTTCGAAGTCATGCAGAAACTCAAATAATAAAGCCTTGATTTTATTTTTTGCTCTAAAATCTTTTACTATTTGAAATGCTTTTTTTCTTGTTACTTTTTCTGCTAAACTGTCGCCAATTACAATACCACCTTGTTCTCTTTCTTCTGCATTATAAGCAATGACATCACACAAGCGACTATGATTTACTTCCTTAATTACTAAATAATCTAATTTACTCATATTTAACTCCATGTACTGTTTCTAATCTCTCTATAAAAAATGATGCTTTACTGGTGGCAGTTCCTTTTCCTAATAACTGGTCATATAAATTGCCATCATCTAACATATCTATTATTTCTATACATTTATTTAAATCATTTAATAACATTCTTGCTTGCTTAATCTTTGAAGTTATTATTTCTTCATTACTTATTAAATCTTTGTATATCATCTTTGACTCCTTATTTTATTTCTATGAACCGCATAGTCGGTAAGCAATTTATAATGCTTATTACTAGGCATAATAATATGCCCAGCAATAAAAATTATATTAAGCCTCATAGTATACAACAGTGTTGGCCTTTAAATAAATTTCTCTATCTTCTGTTAAACCATCAGAACTTCTGCTATCTATTGTGTATGTTTTATCGCATCTATTATAATGGCAAACAGAATAAAATCTGTTGCCATAAATACCATCTTCTTTTCTATAAAACATATGTCTATATTTCTTTGGTAATCTATTTAATGTTGTTTTAATAATCATTTTAATTTCCTCTTTGTATTCTAATTTTAATTGGAAATCTTTTAAATGTTGGAAATTTATTTTTAAATCTCTTAACTTCTTTAATGGATTCTTTTTGTGTTTTACATTCTGCTAAAACATAACTTTTAACTTCCACCCCAATAATATTGTATTCATAATATTGAACTCTCCAAGGCTTAACAATTCCTAAAGATTTTGCATCGGCGTGTTTCCAAATTAAAATTTCGTTTGCTATTACTTCAGTCATATTAAACTCCCATTGTTGTTAAAATAATATCCATTGCTTGTTCTTCTGATAATCCTAATTTGGCATTCTCAGATTTTACAAACTCATCAGCATCATAATCTGCTACATAATAACCATTATTGATTCTGTAATATCCTTTAGTATTTTCTTTTACTAAAACTATTTCTGCTAAACCACAATGAGTAGCTTCTATCTGGTGAAAGGCATAACCCTTATTAGATTTCCAGTTAGCTCCCAATGAAGCATTTGTTATTGTATCGATATATATATTTTTCATAATTGACTCCTTTTTAATTTATAATACATTATCAGTCCTCGCTAAAATTTTGTAAAGTAATTATTTAACAAATTGTTAATTATTTTTAAACATTCTCAAAAGGGATTTATTGCTGGTATATATAATGTATTAGATAGTTACTCCAAACCAATGACCAATTACAATGTATTCTAGACCTTGTTTTATTCTCGGTTATTTATTTGTATTTATATTTAGTTTTATATTTAATATTGCTATGGCGAAAGTATTACAATTCCTTTGCTTTGCTATACCAACTGCTATGCGTTTGCCATTGCCTCTGTCTAATCAATATTAGAAGTTAAACTTAAACATTATATAAATGCCTAATAACCAATATTAATTCATATTAAGCCTCCTATGAGATTTAATCTGGTTTAGCCTAATATTATAAATGAGTGTAAATCCCCCAACAAAAAAGGATATGCTTACCTACTGTGCTAGTGCATAAGCAAGGAGCCTTGCTCCGCCTCCTTTAAATGAGGTATGACGCATGGTTAAGGCATAGTTGCCTATGTTAGTACCTAGATATACAGAGCTAACCTTTATCTCCCCTCGGTTTAAATGAGTTCTAATGCATGGTAAACATTGTTCTCCTATGATTGTGTATAAAATGTCTTTACCATTAGTCATTGCTTATTAGATTGCTATTAAGGCATAGAGAAGGTACTTCTGCCTTTTTTGTTTTAATTTTATTTTTTTTGACCAAGTGGGGGACCCATGTGTGTGCATATATACATCATATATAGAAAACACATTTTATGAACACATTTGACTTTTAATATATTATTTGGTACATAATCATAAACTAACCATCTATAGGACAATATGAAAATAGAATTAGTTAACCCTAACTTGTTAAAACCTTATGACAGTAATCCTCGAAAAAATAAAGATGCTGTATCATTAATAAAAAAGTCTATAAATGAATTTGGATTTCGCCAACCAATAGTTGTTGATGAAGATAATATAATACTTGTTGGTCATACAAGATTATTAGCAGCAAAAGAATTAGAACTTAAAAAAGTGCCTGTGCATAAAGTAACACATTTATCTGATGCACAAAAACGAGCTTATAGAATTATGGATAATAAATCTGCTGAACAATCTGAGTGGGATATGGATTTGTTAAAACAAGAAATAAATTTATTGCCTTTAGATAAAATTGAATTTAGTGGATTTGATTTAACTGAAGTTGATATATTAAACAATGGTTGGAATGCTGATTTTGAATCCATAGATAATTTAGAAACTGTTGATACTCCAAACATGGAAAAAATAATTATTGAATGTAACAGTATTACTCAAAAAAAAGAAATTGCAGTAAAAATTATTGACCTATTAAAACAGTTAAAAATTAATGATGTTACCGTCTCCTAAATTAAACATACTTGTTGCTTTTCCATATTTTACAAATTATGTAAAAAATTTTTTTCAAGATTTAGACCCAAACACATTTCGACTAATAATTGATTCTGGTGCATATAGTGTTTACAACAGTAATAAAAGAGTAGACATGAATGATTACATTACATTTTTAAAAGACATACCAAAGCAATGGGATTTTAAAGCTGTGCAATTAGATGTTTTTGGTGATGCAAAAAAAACTTATGATAATTTAAAATTTATGTTAGATAAAGGATTAGATGTTATGCCTGTGTTTACTCGAGGTGATAAACTCAATAGGTTAGAAGAATATTATACCTATACAGATTATATTATGTTTGGTGGTATAGTTGTTGGAGGACAAAACATAAATTACATTAAATGGTTTTGTGAAAAAAACAAAGGTCGTAAAGCACATTGGTTAGGTTTTAATAATACAAAATTTATAAGATATTTTAAGCCAGAATCAGTTGACAGTTCAACAGTATGGAATGGGCAAAGATTTGGCAGATTAGATTTATATAATGGACATGGAACTTTTTACAGTTTAAGAAGAATTGATTTTGAAAATGCACCTGATACCAAAGCTATTACATTATTAAAAAAATTAAAATTTTATGATGAGATAAACAAATTGCAAAAGTCAGAAGCATGGAAAGGTAGTCAATATTATGAAGACAAAAAATTAAGAGGTTTGTCTGGTTTTATAAATACAACAAGTCATTTATTACGAGCTATTGATATTGAAAAAAATATTGGTACTAAAATTTATTTAGCTTGTGCAAATGACAAACAATTAAAAATACTATATGAAAGTTATAAACATTTAACAGAAAAGGATATTATATGAGTGATACAAAAAATTTAACATTGTTAGGAGCAAATACTACTGACTATAAAGGAGAATACAATTCTAATATTTTAGAAACATTTGACAATAGATTTCCAGACAACAATTATGAAGTAGAACTTAACTGTCCTGAATTTACACATATATGTCCTAAAACTGGTCAACCTGATTTTGCAAAAATAATTATAAAATATTCTCCAGATAAATTATTAGTAGAATCTAAATCATTAAAATTATATTTGTTTGGTTTTAGACAACATGGTTCATTTCACGAAGATTGCATAAATACTATTGCAAATGATTTAAATAATTTAATGCAACCAAAATGGATTGAAGTGTTAGGTTTGTTTATGCCTCGAGGGGGTATATCAATTAACCCAAAATGTTATTTAACAAAGGAGTAATTATGAGTAAAGCTATGGTAGTTCTATCAGGAGGTCAAGATTCTACAATATGTTTGTATTGGGCATTAATAAATTACAAAGAAGTAAAAGCTATAAGTTTTAATTATGGACAAAAGCACAACATAGAATTAGATAGTGCAAAAAAAATTGCAAAGATGGCAAATGTAGAACATACCATAATAAATGTTCCAGATATATTAAAGTCAAGAAGTCCATTAACAAATAAAAATGAACAATTAGAAGAATACAAAAATTATGAACAAATGGATAAAATTATTGGAGATAGAGTTGAGTTAACTTTTGTTCCAATGCGTAATGCATTTTTTTTAACACTAAGTGCAAATATAGCTTTGTCTTATGATATTAAAACATTAGTAACTGGTGTATGTCAGCAAGACAATGCAAACTATCCAGATTGTCGTGAAACATTTATAGCTTCACAAGAAAACACTATCAATTTTGCATTAGGGATATATGATTTTAAAATAGAAACACCTTTAATGTTATTAAGTAAAAAGGATAGTATTATGTTAGCTACCAAAATAAAAGGATGTATGGATGCACTAGCTTATAGCCATACTTGTTATGCTGGTGTATATCCCCCATGTGGTAAATGTCATACGTGTGTATTAAGAGCTCAAGGTTTTAAAGAAGCTGGTATTGAAGACCCATTAATTGTAAGGTCAAAAAATGTCTAAAATTATAAAAGATAAAATTAAAAAATTAGGTG